CGATAGCGCAGCCGCGGTAGATAGTCACGCCTGAACATGCGCCGCCTCCTCTGGTCGGTATGCTCGACTAGAGTGTGGCAGGCATGTCACCGCTACCCGATCAGCACACCCGGGACTGGTGCTTCAGCCTCGGCCTCTGCCGCATCCAAGGCCATCGCCAGCGCGATCGCGGCGTCGATGTGCTCGGTCTGGTCAACCTTGATCAAGCGCCAGCCGAAAGGCGTCTCCTTGATGCCGGCGTTCAGCACGTGCTGAGTCAACGCAACGTCACCGCCATGGCGAATGCGTCCGCCGCTCACGGCGTCATAGAGCCGCTGGCTGGCGCGCGCCATGTTCTGATTCGTCTGCGCGAACTCTTCGATCGGCAGGCCCTCCGTCAGTAGCTCGCGCATGGTGCGCACGAAGTAAGCGCGATCGCAGACGACGCGCGTCACTCGGTAGGTGGCTGCCAGCTCACGCAGTAGAGCGCCGACGGCGTCATGGTCGACGGCGCCCATGAGCTCGTCGGCTTCCGGGACGAAGGTGAAGGCGAGCACGTGGTGCAATCCGTCGCGGTATTGGTCGAGCACCACAGCGGTGTGGTCACGGCGCAGGGATGCGTCGACGCCGATCACGCACGGCTTCTCGGGGTCGAGTTCCGGTTTGCCACTGCACGCTTGCCACTGGTCAGCGCGGATGGCCGCGCCGGCAGCGCGTTGCGGTGCACGATTCAGGTGATAGCGCTCGAAAGTGGCGGCCGGCAGCGTCCGGTACAGCGTCTCCAGCCGCTCCATCGTGACCCAGCTCGCGGGATTCGCCTTGCGCCAAACCTTCCGGTCGACTGGGTCGTCCTGGTCGGTGGCACCGACCCAGTAGACGTAGGCGCGCGGGTCTTCGCGCCATTCCTGTAGCACATCCCACCACACGCCGCTACGTTGTGCACCTGCAGTGGTGATGACGACAGTGAGCGGTTCTTCGCGGCCGACGGCGCCGGTCAGCATGGCATCGAGCATGGCGCGGCTGTGGTGTACGTGTAGCTCGTCGATAACCGCAAGCGATGGGTGGTACCCCTGCGCCGTGTCAGCGTCGTGCGGAAGTGCCCGGAATATGCAGCCAGTCTCGCGCATCATGAGCTCAGACTTGTAGGCGTCCACCATGCGATTCAAGTCCGGCGAGCGCGTGAACATCTGCTTCACCGTGTCGTAAACGATCCGCGCCTGCCGATGGCTCGTCGCGACTGCGTAGGCTTCACCGGAGTACACCATGTCGAGCACCAGGTGCGCGACCACGATTAGCGAGGCAATCTCGCTTTTCCCATTCCACCTCGGCAAGCCGATGAGGGCGCGGTCATACCAGCGCTTGCCGCTCGCATCGAGCGTGCCATAGATGGGTAGGATGATGCGCTGCCACTGCCAAGGCTCAAGACGGAACGGCTGGCCGGCGAAGCGGTCTTTGGTGTGCCGCATGTGTACGGCTGCCAGGGTGCGGACAGACTCAGCGCGCAGCACGCCGGCGGCCCTGATGCGCGTCCCCACGGGTCATCCCGGCTTTCCCTTACGCTGTCGAGCGATGTTCGCCGCGGCCTGCTCACGGATTTGCTCGACAACCTGCAGGAGTAGAGACTGCCCGGCAACCTGCATGAGCCCGAGGCGCACCCGCGCGGCTGGCGACAAACCGAGGGTTTCGGCTAAACGCAGGCAGGTAGCCGCCGTGTCCTTCTCGACCCTGAGCATCGGGTTGGGTACGCCGCGCACCGATCCACCGACTCGGTAGGTGAGCAATATGCCGTACCTGTCGATCGCCCTGCTCGCCTGCCGGTTGCGCAGAACAGCCCGCACGAGCATTTCAACCAGCGGCAGTTCGCCGGCCGTGAGCCCGCGAGGCACCAGCTCCGAGCAGATAGTTGTCCAAAGCTCGTGACCGGATTCGGGCAGCGTTTCCGGCGGTTCTGGCACCGCCGCCAAGGTGCTGAGAGCTGCGCTCGCAGCCCGAACGGCCGGTAACGGTCGGTGCCCGGTATGGCGCTTCTCGCGGGTCGGGTCCGGCGGTCTGCCTTTAGCCATCGTGTCCCCCAACCGGCAGGTGTGCTCGTAGGTCGCGCTTGAGGTAGTAGCGCGCCGATACTTCCTTGAGCGTAGACAGGGCTTGTGATGCGAAGAGCGGCCAGTTGATACTCGCGGCCAGTGGATGGTGGTTCAGAGTGCCGACCTTGAAAATGTCGACCACGTTGTGCAGCTCGCGGATGATCTGCAGGCTTTGCTCGGGGTCGATGACCGGCTCAAGGCTGACCCAGGTCGGGATGCCCTTGCTATGCGCGAGGCGAATCGCCTCAATCCTGTCCTCAGGCAGTGCAGCGCCCGGCTCCCAGGCGAGAGAATCGCCGCTGTCGAGGAACGTGAGCGTGGTTGCGAAGGCGTCGTCCGGGTGTGTGCCGAGTATGTCGAAGTCGCGCGACCCCCGCATGCCGCCTTTCGTGAGCACGTGCACGCCGATGCCGTAAGCGTGTAAGGTTTCGATGGCCTGCCGAGCCAGCCTGTACTGATCGTCGGCCGGCTGGTAAGGGTCGCACGTGAAACAGAGCAGGACAGGCGGATGGCCGACCGCCCTGCCGGTAGGGTAAGCCTTGCCAAGTTCCGCACGCAGCCGGTCGATGATCCTTCGGCGCGGAGCTGCTATTAGCCGGAAGGTCTCAGGGTCAGTGAAAGTTGCCGCCGGAGCGTAGCAGTAGGTGCAACCGTGCGAGCAGCCTGTGTAAAGGTTTAGAGCCCTGTCAGCGTACTCGCGGGCACGGCCGGCCGGTGTGTAGACTACCGGACTACGGCCTGCTGTCGCCTTCGTGCCCATTGAGACCTCCCTCGGTTGATGCCTCCTACAGTAGCAGTATACCCCTGTTGCCAAGAAAAAACAACTGATTTGCAGGAATTTCCCGGAAAGTTTGTTCACGATTCAGCCGCCCTCTCCCGCTTCTCGAGAACGAGCGCCCAGTAGTAGACTGAGTGGCGCTGATTCGGGAAGTAGTAGGCGCTCTGCACCGTCAAGCCGTTGCGCCGCTCGAGCTCGCGCAGCATGGTGAGGAACATCGGCACGTAGAAGCGTACGGCGCCAGGGATGGCGAAGTGCTTGGGCAGCCGCTCCGTCGCCGAGACGATGTGTGTCACCGCGGAGTCCACCTTGAGGTGCAAAGGCAACCCGTCGGTGACGAACACGACCAAACGGCCCGGCCCCGCCTTCTCTGTCACCGCGAAGAGTAGCAGCCAGGGGCAGCCATAATCGTCGAGGTCCACGACGTTGAAGCGGCTGATGTCGTGGCGCGCGATGTACTGCCGGTTGTCTGTGCGCACACACAGCGCCGGGTCGTGCACCTTGGCGCGGTCTACCCCGACGTACTCTGCCACCTTACCGGCATAGACGCGCTTGTACATCTCGCCGGCGCCGCAGAACAGGTCGAGCACGCGCGGCTCCTGCACCTCCCTAAGGAACCGCTCCCGCAGGGCAGCTTTGAGGTCGGCGGACGAGTTATCGACCTGCCCCCAGGGCTCAGCCATAGCTCGTCTCCACCTTCCAGCCGGACTGCCGCAGCTCTTCCTCAACTGCCCGCAGCCGTTCCGCGTCTTCCGATGGTGCGCGCACAACCAGCCATGCCGGCCGGCCGATCGCCTCGCGCATGTCCGCTTCCTTGAGCAGCTCGTCAAGCTCGTAAGGTATGCCGTCTTCGGTCAGCTCGTCGAGTTCCGCTGGCTCGAAGGCTGTAAGCTTAAGATCGACGCCGGCCCCGTGCAGGTCCGATAGCTCCTGGCCCAGTAGAGCCCTGTCCCACGTCGTCTCTTCGTTAGTCCGGTTGTCGGCAAGCCGGTAGGCCCGCACCTGCTCGGGCGTGAGTCCATGAGCAACGTGCACCGGTACAGAGTGGAGCCCTAGCTGCCGGGCAGCCAGCAGGCGGGTGTGACCCACGACCACGACCCCGTCTTCGTCAACGACGATAGGCTGCCGCCAGCCGAAGTCCCTGATCGAGGCCGCTACCTTCGCGACCGCGACGGCTGACAGCGTGCGCGGGTTGCGCTTGTAGGGCGTCGGCTTGTCGATCGGCCACCACTCGATGACGAGCGGCTCGGTTTTCTTCATAGTCGCACCTCCGGGAAGCGTCGGCCCAAGGCCTCTTCTACCGCCTGCGAGACTAACGCACAGCGCCCCGCAAACTCCGGCCGCACGCGCGGTGCAAGGTAGCGAAACTCGCTAACGAGAGCGTACGCCAAGACGATAGATTGCGCGAGCGCCTCGTCCGGGTCGACCGGCAAGCCGAGGATAGCTCTCAAGGCTCCCTGCGCCTCAGGGTCCCTCTCTGTCGAGGCTGAGGCCCTCCGTCGCCGATACTGTTCAGCAACGCGGCATCGGTTCGAGCAGTATATGCGCGGCCGACCCCGTGCCTTAGGCGCCGGCAGCGCAGCCCCGCAGTGTAAACACTTCGTTATGCCAAGGCCCATGACCGCATTATATAGGCCTGTCGGAGTTTAGGCAGCTCTGCGCTGCGCCTAAAATCGCCTACCGAGTTCGAACTAAGGCAAGCCTGCAAGAGAATCGGCAGAATTAGGCAACTCGAAAACCGTATTTTCGGGCGAGTTTGGAGACCGGATTGCCGCACGGTTGCGGCGCTGCCGTCAGAGATTCGACCCCGTATCCCCCAGCAGCCACCTAAGTAGCTCGTCAGTCTTCTCAGCTGCCTCGCTCTGCAGGTCGGGCACGGCGTGCGAGTAGCGGTCGAGGGTCATAGTCACAGAGCTATGCCCGAGTCGTTCCGAGACGATCTTGGGGTGCACGCCAGCACGCAGAAGCTCCGTGGCGTGCGTGTGGCGTAGGTCGTGGAAGCGGACGCCTTCAAGGCCGGCCTTGTGGCAGATGTGCCGCCAGCTGGACTCGAAGCCATGCGGGTTGAACGGCTCACCGTGCTCATCGGTAAAGACGAAGCCGTGGTCGTGCCACTCGCTCATATCGGCACGGAGGGCCTGCTGCTGACGGCGATGAGCGGCAAGCAAGGAGACGAGCGACTCGGGCAGGTTGACCACACGGCGGCTGCCGGCGGTCTTGCCCTCACCCAGTAGCCAGCGGCCTTCTGCCCACTGCAAGCCGCGGCGTATCGAGAGTCGGCTGCGCGCGAAGTCGATGTCTTCCCACTTCAGCCCGAGGATCTCGCCACGGCGCATACCGGTGGCTAGGGCAAGCACGATAGGCAGGTAGATGCGCCGACCCTCGGCAGCTTTGAGCAGCCGCAGCTGCTCTTCAGGGGTTAGCCAGCGCACCTCTTTGCGCACCTCGCGGTCGGGCCGCACGGCCTCAGCCGGATTGCGTAAGAGAAGCTGCCAGCGCACGGCATCGGTCAGTATGGCATGCAAAAGCATCTGGTACTTGCGCACTGTGGAGGCCGATAAGCGGCGCCCTTGGCCGTGGAGTGGGTGTGCGGCCTCTTCTCGTAAGGAGTCGTAGAAGCGCGACAAGTGGAGCGGTGAGAGCTCGGCTAGCGGTAGGGCGCCAAGACGCGGTGCGATGCGCGCCTCGACCATGCCGCGGTAACGCTCCCAGGTGGTCGGCGAGACGCGCGGCCGGGCGCTTGCCAGCCAGTCTTGGAGAAACTCCCCCAAGGTGATGCTCGCCGGCGCTCGGTACTCGCCGCGGGCTACTTCGGCACGGAGCTCGGCCTCGATCCGTTTCGCCTCGCGCTCGGTCGAGCAGGTGATGCACTTGCGGCGACGTACGCCGTGCTCATCGAGACCAAGCTCGACGGTGACGAGAAACTTCTTGCCCCGACGGCGA